CCACTAACTAAAGAAGGTGAAGGTGGCAAGCTTACTATTCCACAAAGAGAATTTATAGCTAATAAAATTGGTGTTGATGACTATAAATTGGTATCCCAAAAAACAGGAAGAGAAAAGGTTCCTCAATATGAAAAACGTAAGGGTGAGGATTATGTTCAACAATCCACACGGGATTTGCTCTCTAAAAGAAATATAGAAAATAGAATTAAACAGGGTTTATATCCAATGAAGGTTGGGAAAAAAACATACCAAATGTATGTTGATGATGCCTCAAAGGCGTTTAGGGTATCCAACGAAGCGGCAAAACAGTCCCCAGAAGTGATGGGTGCCGTTCAACTTAGACGGGCGGAAAACGCTTTATATCCTGAAAGAAATACACCATGGAAAAAATTATTCGACCGTTACGGATATAGCCCAGAAGATTTTAGACCCGTTGTTGAAGGAAGAAGAGAAATGCAGGATATGTTTAAAGAGATGAACATATATGAACTTATGGATGCTTTAAAAATTTTACGTCCTGGCCAAAGAGCTGGTAGCATTGGCCATACACTGCCCTTGTCAAGACTTCGTGATATATCTTTACTTAATCCAAATATTCCAAAAAAAGAACTGATGAAATTAGGAACTGACCCAGGATTTATGCAAGCACAACCAAATTTTTTTAATCAAGCTTTAGCTGGAATAGAATCTTTATTTTATAATCCTAAATATGCAAATACTCCTTTTGGAATGCAGCGTGCCACTAAAGCATTAGATGAAGCACAATTAACATCAAGAATTTTAAGGCCAGGCACCATGGACATTGAAACTTATGGCAGAGGAGATAAGCCAGTTGATTACAAGCTTTTAAAAGAATATTTAGAATTTGTATTAGGCAAAAAACCTTATGGAGTAAGTAAGCTTAGAAAAACAGGGGAAGAAAGAACAAGATTATTGCCAGATATAAGTTTTTTAAAGAAAAGATTTAACAAAGGAGGCGTTGTCGAACATTTCCAAGCCGGCGGACTCGCATCCCTCCTTGGGAAAAAATTGCTCAAGAAGATCGCAGGAAAGCTCTCCGAGAAGGAATTGAAAATGCTTATGGGCTCGCTGTGGAAAGGCGTTGACCCTCGTAGGTCTCCACGCTACCGCGTGTGGGACAAGAAGCGCTTTGGTCCAGGCTACAAGTGGCCCTATCAGAAGTCCAGAATCAAGGGTCCGGAGATAAAGAAATCGCACTTCGCGTCGCTTTCACCGGGCGAAAGAGTAGAGTTGCAGGCTAAGAATGCGGACGAGCTTTGGGAATACCAAATGAAGAAGAAATTGGGAAGAGACATGCATGAGGACTTGGAATATCCTTTCCTCAGTCCGGAGAATGAAGCCTTCATATCCACCGCACCACGCACAGGATTAGGACGATATCAGCTGCAGCATTATGTGGATCCTGAAAACGTTGGACCTATCGACAAATACAAAGTATATGATTGGTGGGATGATGTCTTAAACAAAATGCGAAAGAAACCAAAATTCAAGTACGTCAAGGACGCAAAGGGAAACATAGTTTTAAGGAAAATAAAATGAAATACGATTTAATGAATGACGTGGTTCCACCGTTGGATCCGCACGAATACCAGGCAGGCGGAATCGTCAAGGGCGCTCTGAAGTATATCCCATCCATAGTAGGAAAGGGAAAGAAATACATGGAGAAACTGGCGAAGCCTAGGAAGCCATCCAAGAAAATCTTGTCATTGAAGGAGGACATTCCAACCTGGAAGATACTGACTGATGATGGAAAGAATATTTTTGGAACAAAAGCTTTTTCCAACTATGACGATGCATTAAAAGCCGCTACGGAATGGCAAAAGAAACCACTTCACGAAGGCGGGGGAAGTGGGGGCACTATTAATATTTTCATGAAGAAGGGAAAGGATACGGCTGGGCACAGAGTATCTCTTCCTGGAGTGGAATTCGAGACGCCTTGGCAAAAGGGCGCCACTAACATTCAAGGAAGAACAAGTTTGAAAGAAGTTAAAAAAACAAGAATACCGGCGATGTTCTGGAAATCGCGTGACGAGATCTACAATGCACCGCAGGAGAAGATGATGGGCGAGCAGTGGCTTGGATATTTGAGGGCACGCGGCGTTCGTCCAGCGGAGCTGGATGACTCCTCACTCGAGCCTTTTCTCATGAGCTTAGGAAAAAAAGGAATTACGAAAAAGGAACTATTAAAAGAATTCGATGAAATCGCGCCGACCCTGGAGGTTCTCCCTCTTGGTAAAGGGTCTGCGGAGCAGACGATCAACAACGTCTTCAGGCACATCAAGAAGATGGACGCTGACGCCTTCGATCCGAAGGTCGGGGGGTTGGTGAAATATCTGCAGGGATCCATGCATACCTTGAAGGAAGGGGACAAGCTGAACGCGAAAGCGGCGGAAACGATTGCGGCGAACATTGACGATTATATGGCTACCAATTTCGGCATTAAGAATGCCCTCTCGGAGGGGATTGTGCAGGGAAGCGGAGTTCCGTGGGCCTTGAAGTATCCACTCATAAACCTTGCAAGCGCGTTCAACAGGCGTGGCGTGTCGTACATTCCCAAGACATATGCAGGCAAGCCGAACTACGGTGGGGCGCAAGTCCTTTCCGGCGGCGACAATACGCAGGAATTCCTGTTCCGCTACAACCCAGGAAAGCTGCGAACGACGGAGCCTACGTACACATACAACCATGACTTCGGACTTTCCAGTGATAAGCTGAAGAATGCCTTCGTGCATCTAAGGACATCGGATAGAACGGATGAGTTTGGGCGACGAATGCTCTTCATGGAGGAGATTCAGTCCGACATGCACCAGCCAATACAGCGTGCATTGCGCGAGGCGGAAAAGAAAGGCAGAAAATTAATATCAGGATACGCGAATCGTGCGGACAAGATTCCCGTTGACGATAATATGAAACATCTTATGTCCATAAACACGCGCATAGAGGAAATTCTTTCTGTCAATCCAAAATCACCGGCGCTTAAAAAACTGTACGAGGAGCGTGAAAAGGTAAGGGCGATTGTGGAATCGACCATTGGAAAAGGAGGAGGAAGCGTTCCGCAAGGACCATTCCAAAAGTCACAGGATTACATGGAATTCGTTTCCAAGTACCTCGTGCGTTTGGCGAAGGACGGCAACTATGACGGCGTTGGATTCTCGACATCCGCAATCAAGAACAAGGGATTGCAGCCAGGTGATAGAAGTTTCCAGGGAAACTTGGAGGCGTATGGAAGCATATTGAATAATGCCTTGAAAAGCGTGGCAAAGAAAAGTGATGCAAAATTTATGGAATCTGTTATAAAGGATGGCGAGGGAAGACCGTGGAGAATACCGTTCTTGTTAATTAAGGATCCTAAGGCACAGGAAACCATCAGCAAAGGAATGTCGCTTTACAAGAAAGGTGGGTTGGTAAAAAAAGTTTCACCGTACGGCATCATGGAAGATGTCGTAGGACCATTATAAGGGGAGATAAATGGCAAAGAATCCAAAGAATAATATAGATAAGGCAATGGAAGCATTGCAAGGCGCACTGGACATCGAGCCTGTGGGCCAGGAGGTTCAGCTTCCTGAACAGGAAGTAAATTTTGAACCGGATGTGGAATTAACGGATCTTCCGGACGGAGGAGCCGACGTTAATTTTGATCCAAACAAACCTATTGATAAATCACAAATACCTTTCAATGGCAATCTAGCGGATTACATTGAAGAGGGACAGTTAAGCAAATTGTCAAGCGATTTGCTTGCAGCATTCGAAGGCGACAAGGACTCTAGGAAAGACTGGGAAGATACCTATGTCAAGGGACTTGATATGTTAGGCTTCAAGTATGAAGATCGAACACAGCCCTTCGAAGGTGCGTCAGGGGTCGTTCATCCTTTATTGGCTGAATCTGTAACGCAGTTTCAAGCACAAGCTTATAAGGAACTTCTCCCCCCAAGCGGCCCCGTACGTACCCAAGTTGTAGGACTTTCCACCCCTGAAATAGAGGATCAGGCGGATCGTGTTACGGAATACATGAATTACCAAATTACGCATGTCATGAAGGAATATGACCCTGAAATGGATCAGCTTCTCTTCTATCTTCCTCTTACTGGATCAGCTTTCAAGAAAGTTTACTATGATCCTATTCTTCAGCGTGCAGTTTCCAAGTTCATAACCGGCGAGGATTTGGTTATTAATTATATGGCGACGGACCTGGAGACAGCGGATCGTATTACACATATCATAAAAATGAATAATAATGAGCTGCGAAAAATGCAGGTCAATGGATTTTACAGTGACGTTGATGTTCCATCAGGGACAACTGAGACTTCCGATGTCAAGGACAAAGTGGATACGTTACAGGGCGTTGAAAAGGAATACGCCTCTGATGATGATGAACATGAAATTCTGGAAATGCATGTTCATGCCGATATTCCAGGATTTGAGAATGAAAATGGAATAAAACTTCCGTACATAGTTACAATAGACAAGTTTTCACGGACTGTTTTATCCATAAGAAGAAACTGGAACCAACAGGACCAGAAACAAGCAAAGATTTCTTATTTTGTACATTTCAAGTTCCTCCCAGGATTAGGCTTCTATGGATTTGGCTTGATCCACATGCTAGGTGGGTTATCGAGAACGGCGACAAGTGTATTGCGCCAACTGATTGACGCAGGAACTCTCGCTAACCTCCCAGCAGGTTTTAAGGCTCGTGGAATGCGTATACGCGACCATGATGAACCATTGCAGCCAGGGGAATTTCGGGATGTAGACGTAACAGGAGTTTCCATAAAGGAATCACTATTGCCACTTCCTTACAAGGAACCATCACAGGTTCTATTTGCTCTTTTAGGATTCGCGGTTGATGCAGGAAAATCATTTGCAGCGATTGCTGATATGAAAATGGGTGAAGGAAATGAGCAGAATCCAGTTGGAACAACACTCGCGCTATTAGAGCGTGGAACAAAAGTTATGAGCGCAATCCATAAAAGATTGCACTATGCTCAAAGGGAAGAGTTTAATTTATTGGCACACGTTTTTCAATTGTATCTTCCGCCGGAATATCCTTATCAGGTTGTTGGTGGAAATAGAATGATTAAGCAAACTGACTTTGATGACCGTGTGGATATACTTCCGATTTCAGATCCGAATATATTTTCAATGGCGCAGCGAATTACATTGGCACAGCAGCAATTGCAATTGGCTAATGCTGCACCACAATTGCATAACTTGCGCGAGGCGTACAGGAGAATGTATCAGGCAATGGGTGTGGATAATGTTGATGCAATTTTAAAACCGGATCCGGAACTGCCAGAACCAGTAGGGCCGGCAAGCGAGAATGCACAGGCAATGCGTGGTCAACAGCCAAAGCCGTTTCCTATGCAGGACCATATGG